TCTGCAAGAAATAGTAAACGTGGATACCCAAAATGTGTACCTGCTAGTAAAGCTAGAAGAATGACTCCAGCTCAAATAAAATCAGCAGTACGCAGAAAAAGAAAAGCAGGTAATCCAGGAGGAAAACCTACAAATGTAGCCACTTTTGCTAGAAAAAGAAAGAGAAAAGTTACTAGAAGGAGACGTAGGTGAAAACTCAATATGTAGAACGTAAACTGGCAACAGTTGATGAACTGCACGGACTTGAAACACAAACAGCTTCTTTAATATTACATAGAAAAAAACATTTTGAAAGATTAAAAAAACTGAAAGAATACAGTAGAATGAAAGACTGTACCTTTCGAGATAAACAACTAAATAGGTTGTTATACGGAGAGTAAAATGGCAAGAACAGGTTCATTTTTAAGCGGACCTACTGGTGTTCATAACACACAGAAGATTCGCAAACATAGACTAAATAGAGGTGTTACAAGAGACATGAACGCAGCAGCTGGAACTTTAGTAAATACTAAAGACCCTTACAGTGTAGGCGGTATGAGATATTCAGCAGGAGCTAAATCAGTCGGCCCTAGATTTGGTAAGACTGTTAGACCAAAATCAGCAAGATTTGGTAGAGGTGGTGCAGGAAGAATTTTACCAAGAAGAGGTAGATAAAATGGCACTTACAGCAGCTGAAAAAGCTAGACTAAAAAGAGCAGGGCTTTCAGGTTTAAATAAACCTAAAAGAACTCCTAACCACAAAACTAAAAAAGCAGTGGTTGCTGTACGAGTTGGTGGTAAAATAAAAATAATTAGATTCGGAGCGCAAGGGATGGGTCATAATTATAGTCCAGAAGCTAGAAGAAGTTTTAAAGCAAGACACGCAAAAAATATTCGTAAAGGCAAATCTTCAGCAGCTTATTGGGCAAATAAAGTCTTCTGGGCAGGTAAAGGAGGTTCTAAGAAAAGACCTCCTAAATCTCAGAAGCATGTTAAAGGTATAAGAAGAAGGAGAAGATAATGGATACCCCAAAATTAGATGGTAGATTACTATGGTTAGATGAAGGACAACTACACGCAGGAAAATTTCTTTCTCAAATGTTACATACAGAAACAAAAAGAGAGTTATCACAAGCAGAAGAACAATTCAAACATTTAGCCGCTGCATATTGCTACTTATACGAAAAAGCAAAACAACACGGAGTCTTAGACGAGGACGATACTGAATTTTTATTTGAAGACGAGACTATACATTGATACAAATTAGCAGAACAGACATCATATCAGATAACTTAATGAAGTTTGATGATAGAAGATTTATTAAACTTCCAATAGATGGCTATATGGATTTGTTAGGTGTAATTCCAAACTCTTCCCAACACGCAATTATCAATGCAATCAACAATCCCAAATATCGTTTTATTACAGCTGCTATTTCTCGTAGGCAGGGAAAAACATATATTGCAAATATCATAGGTCAATTAGTAACTTTAGTTCCAGGAGCTAATGTATTATTAATGTCACCTAACTACTCGCTTTCTCAAATTTCTTTTGATTTACAAAGACAGTTGATTAAGCATTTTGATTTAGAGGTAATAAGAGATAATGCAAAAGACAAAGTTATTGAACTTTCAAACCATAGTACGATTCGTATGGGATCGGTTAATCAAGTTGACTCAGTTGTGGGTCGATCTTATGATCTCATCATATTTGACGAAGCAGCCCTTGTTGACGGCAAGGATGCTTTCAATGTCGCGCTTAGGCCCACACTAGATAAAGAAAACTCAAAAGCACTTTTTATATCTACTCCACGGGGTAGAAATAATTGGTTTGCAGAGTTTTGGCAGAGAGGTTTCTCAGACCAATTTCCAGAGTGGTGTTCAATAAAAGCAACGTACCATGAAAATCCACGACTTTCTGAAAATGACATAGCCGAAGCAAAAAAGACTATGTCAGAGGCTGAGTTTAATCAAGAGTATATGGCTGACTTTAATGTATTTGAAGGACAAGTCTGGGCATTTAATCATGAAGAGTGTGTAGCTGATTTAACGGAAATAGAAACAGGACGCATGGATGTATTTGCAGGAATGGACGTAGGTTATAAAGATCCTACAGCTTTTTGTGTAATTGCATATGATTGGGACGCAGAAAAATACTACTTAATTGATGAATACTTAGATGCTGAGAGGACAACAGAACAGCATGCTATCGAAATTAGAAAATTAATTGACAAGTGGAATATCGATTATATTTACATCGACTCAGCAGCGCAGCAAACTCGATTTGATTTTGCACAAAACTATGATATTACTACTATTAATGCGAAAAAATCAGTACTAGATGGTATAGGACACGTCGCAGGAATAGTAGATAATGATAAATTAATAGTGCATCAAACTTGTAAAGAAAGTTTATCTTCACTAGACCAATATCAGTGGGATCCAAATCCTAATTTATTAAAAGAAAAACCAAAACATAACTCAGCTTCTCACATGGCAGACGCCATTCGGTATGCACTATATTCATTTGAGACAAGCGCTACCACATTCTAATAACTCCTTGAAAAAATAGTTCTTGACATACGCTCAAATTTTTGCTACAATTCTTATATACAAGTAGGTTTATGACTTTAAAAAGAGATTTAGTTAAATATGTTCGTGACAAAGCCAAGTCGAAATATAAGAAAGAGGCGGAATGTTACATTTGCGGAAGTACAGAAAACCTGGACTTTCATCACTTTTACGGATTAACTGAGTTATTAGAATGGTGGATGAAAGAAAATAAACTCACCATAGAAACCGAAGACGAAATATTAGCACTTCGTGAAAAGTTTATAAAAGAAAACGAGGATAAAGTTTATACACATGCTGTTACATTGTGTCATATGCATCATTTACATTTGCATAACATATATGGCAAACGCCCTAAATTAATAACAGCAGAAAAACAACAGAGATGGGTGGAGATTCAAAGAGATAAATATGGCATGGTATGATTTTTTAATAGGAAGACAGGAGAAGGATTTGGAAAAAGAAAATCCAGCTCAATATGTTATTTCTAGAGACCAAGGTATTACAATTGATACTAGAGAAGTAGTCTCAAATTATAGAAATGCCTACGAAACATTAGAAATAGTAAATAGAGCAGTCAACATGATAGTGGATGATTCTGCCGAAATACCATTCGATGTAGGAGAAAAAATTACAGGTATCTCACCTATAAAAAAAGAAATTAGAAGAAGTAGAGTAGACTTACTGTTAAACAAAGAGCCTAATCCATTTCAAGATGTAAGCACATTTAAAAGAAATCTTTTGATAGACTTATTGATTGATGGTAACATATTTGTTTATTTCGATGGCGCACATCTGTACCATCTTCCAGCAGAACATGTAACTATACATAGTGATGAAAAAACTTATATACAAAAATATACGTATGACCACACTATAGATTATAGTCCTTCAGAAATCATACATATCAAAGAAAATAGTTTTAACTCTATTTATAGAGGTATACCAAGATTAAAACCAGCATTTAGAACAATGCAGTTACTTGGTAGCATGAGAAGATTCCAGGATAACTTCTTCAAAAATGGAGCAGTTCCAGGATTAGTTCTTAAATCACCAAACACTCTTTCTGAGAAAATTAAAGAAAGAATGTTACAAGCCTGGGTTGCTAGATATAATCCACAGTCAGGCGGTAGAAGACCATTATTTTTAGATGGTGGTCTAGAGGTAGAAAACCTAAGTGAAGTGAACTTTAAAAACTTAGATTTTCAAGAAGCGATTGCTTCCAATGAAAAGATAATTCTTAAAGCATTAGGTGTTCCACCAATTTTAATGGACAGTGGTAATAATGCCAATTTAAGGCCTAACCATCGTCTATATTATTTAGAAACCATACTACCTATTATTAATAAAATAGCGTATGCTTTCGAGAGATATTTCGGTTTCAAACTTGATGAAAATGTATCAGGAATACCTGCACTTCAACCAGAGTTAAGAGACCAGGCGGGCTATTATGCCACACTTGTTAATACAGGTATTATGACACCGAATGAAGCGAGGGAGGCATTGAGACTTGAAACAATCGAGGGATTTGATACACCGAGAGTTCCTGCAAATATCGCAGGTTCAGCCGCAAACCCCGAAGAAGGCGGGAGACCACAAGAGAGTCCGCCAAGCGAGGAAGAATAATGACAAAAGACATGATGATAAAGGCTTTATCCGATTTTCACGTCAAGAAAGGCGTAGAAAAAATGGATTTGTCTGAATATAAATCATATGGTAATGATGTACCTGTCAAAGACTATCTGCTTAGAAGGCAGTTTGGTTCATGGAACAGAGTATTATCAATTATGACTAAAAGATATCCTGTCCAAGTAGCAGTTGAAAAACCTAAGGTAAAGGAAGTTAAAAAACCTACACCAAAGAAATCTGTGAAAAAGGAAGTTAAAGATGTCAAATAAAATTTATCACTGGACGAGTACTTTTAAAACTCTAGGCGAGACCGACGATGGTGGAATAAACATCAAAGGTTCTGCAAGTACAAATGCACTAGATAGAGCTGGCGATATTATCGAAACAGAAGCATGGACTAAAGGAGGATTGGAAAGTTTTAAAAATAATCCAATTATTCTTTTTAATCATGACTATAATAAGCCTATCGGTAGAGCAACAGGTTTAGAAGTCACTGATAAAGGGCTAGATATTACTGCAAAGATATCCAAAGCCGCAGGTGACATAACTCAATTAGTGAAAGATGGTGTTCTCGGAGCATTTTCAGTTGGATTTAGATGTAAAGATTCTGAATATATGACTGATACCGATGGATACAAAATTAAAGACGCGGAACTGTTTGAAGTTTCTGTAGTATCAGTACCTTGCAACCAAGGAGCAACCTTTGGACTAGCAAAGTCATTTGATAATATGGACGAGTACAGACAGTACCAAAAAGAACTTTTACAGGCTAACTCAGTTGAATCAGCAGACGCTGTTAAGATTGAGCAGCCAAGCGAGGAGAAATCCTCATCAATGGAGACTGATATGTCAGAAGAGAAAAAATCTCCTGAAACTTCAATCGACTTAGAAGCATTTGCGAGAAAAGTTGCAGAGGATACTGCAGCTAAAATTGCTATGAAACAAGCCGAACAGAAGGCAGCAGAAGAGAAGGCTCAACAAGAGGAGGCTGAAAAGCAAGCTCAAGTTGAAGCTGAAACTAAGGCTGCTCAAGAAGCAAAACAGGAAGAGCAAAAAACAGTAATCGAAGCTGGTTTAACTGGCGCTGAAAGACTGATGAATGACGTTGAAAAAAGAGTTTCTGAAAAGCATGAAGACTTAAAATCAGTTGTAGACTCATTAGAGAAGCAACTAGCTGAGAAATCAGAAGAAATCATGAACATCAGAGAGTCAAAAAGAATTTTCAATGACAGACAAGGTTCAGGCGACTGGAAGAAAAACTTTGAGAGCGACATTATAGATGCAAAATTTGCTGGTTTAGCGACTGGTAAAGGATGGGACAATGATTATGCTAAAGGCGTTATGCAAAAAGTTAATACTCAAGCAGGTGTTGAAGTATCATCAGCTGACTTTGAGCAAATTGTTTCAACAAACATCGAAAGAGATATTCAAAATGAATTAGTCTTGGCACCTCTATTTAGAGAAATCCCAATGACTTCTGCAAACATGATTATCCCAATTCTACCAGATGCTGGTTATGCAGAGTTTACCTCTAACCAAACAGCATCAGGTTCAGCACCTAAAGGTAACTTAGACCCTAGAGGGGACGCTTATGACCCAGCTAACGGTGCAGGTGTTGATTTAACTGAGAGAACACTCTCAACTAAAAAACTTATTTCACAATCATACTTAGGTAATGAAACTGAAGAAGATGCAATTTTACCAATTCTACCTTTAATTAGAGAGTCTATGGTAAGATCACACGCTAGAGCAATCGAAAATGCTATCCTAGCTGGTGACGATGCTGACGGTGCTTTTGGTACTGGCGGTGCAGCTTTCGAAGGTTTACTACACCTAGCAAGAAATGACAGTGACTTCACACAACCAAGTGGTACTTTTGCTGCTGGTGACAGTGTAACAGCTGCTGACTTACTTGCAATGAGAAAGAACATGGGTAAATATGGTGTTAACCCAGCAGACGTAGTTTATATCGTATCACAAGATGTGTACTATAACTTACTAGAAGATGCTGAGTTCCAAGATGCTAACCTAGTTGGCGATATGGCTACTAAGCTAAGTGGTGAAATCGGACAAGTATTCGGATCAAGAGTACTATTATGTGACGAGTTCGCTTCTAAAGCAGCAGCTAAGTTTAACGCTATTGCAGTATACCCAAGAAACTATGTAATGCCAAGATTAAGAGG